CTTATGCGAAGTAGACTATGTATACCACCATTTTAGGATAACGAATGGCAAAAAGTAAGTACAAAGATGACTTTCCAGAGCGGGTGTATCAATACGCACGTCTCGGGCTGAATGACAAACAGATAGCTGATAAGCTCGGAGTCGCTCAGTGTACATACTTTGATTACATAAAAAAGTACCCAAAATTTGCAAACGCAAGAGAAAAGGGAAAAGAAAAGCCAAACTTCGAGGTGATAAACTCTTGCTTCCGCTTAGCGCGTGGATTTGAAAAGGATCTGACACAAGAAAAAGTGCTGCTTGTTGGCGGCGAACCAACCGTTGTTAAGTACACACAGAAAATCTACATCCCGCCCAACCAGAGGGCGATTGAGTTTTGGCTGACAAACAGAGAGAAAGAACACTTTAAGGCCGTGGCTCAGCTGACGAAAGAGGCAGACGGCACAGCTGACACACTTGATCTCGAAGGCATCGCAGCAGCAATCAGGAGCGGTGACGTAGAATGAAAGACCTGCCTGTTCGACTTCGCAACCTCACCCCCGCCAACCTGAGGTACTACCACGACCTGCATCGATTCATCACTGTGCCAGCAGGCCGACGCAGCAGAAAAGACCTAATCGGTGTGCGCAAGATGCTGGTAGACCCCGGCCGTGGTGCTTTTGTATTGCCGGATCACAAGTACCTATTCTGTGCCCCAACCCACGACCAAGCAAAATCTATTTTCTGGGAAACTTTGAAACGGGATACGAAACGGTTCTGGAGGAAGAAGCCATCTGAGACAGAGCGGAAAATCACATTGCTGAACGGTAGCCAGCTTCAGGTGATCGGGCTTGACAGGCCAGAACGAGCAGAGGGTCAGACTTACCCGCCAGTGAAAGGCATTCTCATTACAGAGATGGGGAACCAGAAGCCGGACATGTGGGGTGAACACATCCGTCCGGTGCTGTCGGACAATGAGGGCTTTGCGATTCTGAACGGTGTGCCGGAAGGCATGAACCATTGGGGTGACATGTGCGCCTATGCTGCTGGTGGTGTGATACCTAAGATCACCCCTGGAGTCGGTGCGTATGCAGAGAATGGAGAGTGGAGCTTTCACGCTTGGCACAGTGCAGACGTGCTTCCAGCTTCGGAGATCGAAGAGGCCCGGCGGTCGCTGGATGAACACACCTTCAGGCAGGAGTATGAAGCCAGCTTTGAGGGCTTCCAAGGACTTGCTTACTATGCATTCTCAGAAAAGAACTACGAGGACTGCCGATTCCAGAAAGGGATGAGCCTTGACGTCGGGATGGATTTCAACATTGACCCCATGTGTGCAGTAGAAGGGCACATCTACGGCGGGGCATTCCACCAGCACGGGGAGTCAGTGCTCAGGAACAGCAACACGCAGCAGATGGGCCAGCATCTGATTAGGAAGTACAACCTGAAGCGCAACGCAAGCGGCTACCTTCCAGCCACCATTTATCCAGACGCTACAGGCCAGCACGGGAGTACTAACGCAAGCATATCTGACATCGGCATCCTGCAAAAGCTGGGATTCCGAATCAAGGCACGCAAGGCCAACCCGTCGCAGGTGGACAGGATCAACTGCGTCAACACTTGCTGTCAGGCATTTGATGGGACGATAAAGTATTATGTTAATCCTAAAGCCTGCCCTGAGACGCTTTATAATTTCAGCCATGTGGAGCGCATGGCAGACGGGCGGCTAAACAAGAAACAGGAAGAGGCCGGGAAATCAATAGTGCATCTTACGGACGCACTTGGATACATACTCTTTACCTGCTTCCCGCCAATATACTTATCTAAATGGAGCAAGCACTAATGAATGTTAGTCGTTCAATTATAGAACAGGGCCAGATAAAAGCAAAATGGGAAAATGACAACGAGCGCCGGGCAATAGCAGAGACATACATAGATTACTATCGCGGACTATTCCGCGATGTGCTGGTTGACCTGATCTCGAACATGTTTGAAAACAGCGAAGACGCAAAAGAGCTTTGCAAGTATATCGAATCTGAAAACGCTGTTGACGAGATGATAGAAAAAACGGCCGTCGTTTTTGAAAATGGTGTTGACATAGAGCTTCCAGACTCCAGCGAAGAGCAGAACGAGAAATTCCAAGAAGAGCTTGAGCGCATGCAGTCAGACATCGTATTTGACAATGTTGATAAGTATGTGCGTCTGTTGCGAGACTGTCCGGTTGGGGTCTTCATTGAAAACGGAAAGCCTGAAATCAGAATAATCACACCAGACAAGTGCTTCGTTGAGCAGGATGAAGAGAACCCAACTAAGTTCACAAAGTTCTATTATCAAGTTGGTGTGCTGGAAAACACCGCCAGCCGGAGTGCAGTTGATGTTTATGATTGCTGGGCGAAAACAGATGGGCGTGTTGAGAAATTCCAATGCCAAATTGACACAAACGGCCAACCAATACCCGAATCGATAGAATACTACGACAACATACCGCAATATACCGACATTCCGGTTGTTATCTTCCGCGACTATATGCCCGACGACTCTGTGTGGTACCGTGGAGGGTCGCACATTGTTCAGAAGGCGATTGCAATCGATAAGAAGCGAACTGATTTGGCAATGGCTGAAGCATACAATATTCCACAGCTGTTTGTGCAGGGTATGGATGACGAAGCGGCAGCAAAATTCAAGAAGGGCAGGAGCTACCTCATTAACGTAAGCGGTAGCATGCTGGATGATTCAGGGAATGACGCAAAGTACATATCGCCAAACGAGGCCCTTGATGAGCTAAACAAACTTATCCAAGAACGCTATGATCGCCTTGGGCTACAGTCCGGATTGAGCAAATCACAAATCAGCGGGGAAACGGCAACAAGCGGCTATCATTTAGCACTAAGCAAACAAGATGTGCGTGAGCTTAGTCACCGCCGCCGCAAATACTACAAGAAACCAATAACTAATTTGTGTGCCCGTCTGATTGAGGCCCTGAGTAATACAGTGCGCATTTCGCAAAATACCGAAAATTTAAAAGTGAGCCTGAAGTACAAAGAGCCGGTTATGTTGGAGTCAACATCAGAGCGAGAGCAGGGGTGGGCCTTGAAGTTCGCAAATGGAACCGCAAACCTGATTGATTACGAAATGCAACACAACCCAGAAATCGCAACACGGGAAGAGGCTTTGGCTATCGTTTTAGGGCGAGCAAAGGAAGCTGCTGAAATCGCAAACATACGAAATCCATATTTGGAAGATACTCAGAATCAGAAAGATGATAAGGCTTAATAATGTACAACTTTGAATCCGAAATTGACAAGATAGTTGAGCAGATCACGGCAGACATTACAGCCAACATTGATTTTGACATTGAAGATGGCGTAATAGCCTTCACTGATGCCAACATCAACAAAGCTATTCTGCTGAAAAGCAATGTTGAGGCTATCATATCAAATTCTGGTTTCTATGCTGCTGTACAGTCTGCAATAGATGATTACGTTAAGGTTTCAACATCGCGGATCAGTGAAGTAAAGAGAATGTTCAGCATTACTGATTTGTCGGGATTTGACACGCAAACGATCAGGTCAATTCAAGCAATGGATTACGGAAAGTTACAGGGCGTTGCCGAGAAGTTCATTGCTGGTGTAGGTGATAAATTTGTAAACAGCGTAGCAACCGGGCAGCAGTTCAGTACATTGCTGGATGAGACTGTCAAACAGGCGGAGCGCTTCAAAAACGAGGCACTCACACAGATTAACACAATGCAAAATGTGTTCCGCCAAAACTTAGAAGATAAACTGGCCGAGGAGATCGGCTTTGACAATACTAATGTTTGGATATATATGGGGGCCCCCCTTCAGGCCAACAGCCACAAAGAGTGTATTTGGGCACTCACGCAGAAGGCAGCGGCCCCCTATTTCACCAATGAAGAAAAGGAAGAGTTTGAGCGCGGTGGTGGCCCGCTCACGATTGTCCATGGAGAGCCGCGCTGGAACTGCCAGCACAATTTCTTCATGACATCCCTAACCCCGAAGGAGGCTGGTCTTGCATAAAGATCGTAACAGTGTGTTTATTTCAATCCCACAAGACAGGTGGGAAAAGATATTTGGTAAAAAAGAAGTAACTAAAGGCGCGGGATGCGCCGAAGAAGGAGGCCGAGATGGCAATAAAGGAATTGATAAATAAGGTACGCACCGCATTACCAGCGGATGCTTTAGAATCGGTGGCCGATGCCCTTGCCGCAATGGACAGGGAAGCGGTAACCATGGAGTCGGCATTAAAGGACGCCAACAGCTCAGATGCAGAGCGCAGGATTGCTTTGAAAAAAAAAGACGAGGAAATTCAGGGATTGAAAAACCAAGTCGCTGAGCTTGATGGCTATAAATCTCAGATTGCAGAGCTTGAGGGATTCAAGCAAAAGTATGATGAGGTTATTGAAACGCAAAACACGGCACTCAAAACAAAATGGGCTGAAATGGCGAAGACCTTTGATGCAAAGGAAACCGACCCCAATTTTGACAAAATTGATAAGGTAAAGGGTAGATTTAACCTTAACACTGACATTGATATTGATCAGGTCAAGCAAAACATTTCAACCTATGAACTTTTATCGGAGACAGGTTTCTTTGAAAAGAGTACCCCGGGAAAGGATAAGCCACCAAATGGTGGTGGTGATAAAGCTGATTATAAAAGCCTTTCTTGGGTTGAGGCCACAAAACCAACGAGTTAGGAGTATAAATGTTATTCCAAGAATTAGCTGTAAAACACGCTAAAAAGCAACTAAAAATGGTTGATTCTCTTACTGAGGGCACACCGCTTCTGAATTCAATGCTGATGGCACAGGCATCTGGTGGGCTTTTCCACGTGTATGAGGACTTGTCGTCTGTTACCGGGGGCGGGTTTACTGATCTGAATTCGTCTCTTACTACCGTAAGCGCAGAAAGTGAGCTTGGTCAAGTTGACCTGAAAATGATTGGTGGCGAGATGTTCGTGCCGCAAGATACCGCTACAAAGCTTGGCGGAAAAGATGCTTATTTCGGCATGAAGTTCCCCCCAATTCTGCGTCGCACCGGTATGACTGTTGAACATTCCCTGATTTACGATTCTCTTCGCAAATATGCGATTGATAACGGTCACACGGTTACCGGTGACGGTACAACTGTTGGTGGTCAAAGTTCTATCCTTGCAGTTACTTGGGTAGAGGGTGAGATTTCAGGATTGTATGACCCGGACTATTACCAAGACGGTATTTTTAAGATTGAAGACCTTGTAAACGGTTCTTTGATGAAACACCCAACATCTGGTGTAAATGGTTATGGTCGTCAATTTAAAACAGCACTTGGTGTCTTGCTGGCTAATGCTGATTATGTTAGCGCTTACGTTGACATTGATTTGTTGACAGAAGACAAGGGTGTTACTACCGCAAAAATGGACAGCTTGCTTGATCTTTGCCGTGCTGGTGATGGCAACACCGTTCTTTACATGCACCCGTCAACACTTAACCGTATAGTTAAGAAACTGAAAAACAATTCAGTTCAAATCGTTAACGCTGACACAAACATCTTCCGTAGCGTAGTGGCTTATGATAACGTTCCAATTATCACAAGCCGCAATTTTGACTATGCTTCTGAAGCAATCGTAGCATAAGGGGGCATCATGGGATTTGATGGGAAACCACTCCGCGACGATGAGGCTTATTTGGCCTCTGCTCAAACTATACCACAAAACACCTCTGCTTATGGCGACGAAGGATCAAAGTTTGTAGGCAACACAAATGGCGCATTATGCGTTCGTGCTTACGTAACAACCCAAATCGCACTTGCAGACGCCAAGGTGTTTACAATCAAACTTTTCGATTCTGCCGATGACAGCACATTTGCAGAATACGCAACAACTTACACAGTTACCGCATCAGGTGCAACCACTATTGCAGTCGGAACCAAACTTGGTGAAGACTTTGTGATTCCGCCTCAGATGAACAACTATGTAAAGGCTCAACTTGTAACCACAGACGCCGCCGCAACTGGCGCCGTTGATATTGTCATAACTTATCTTGATCGATAAGAAACAGCGGGGAGGGCTTCGGCTCTCCCCAATTATGGAGAAATAATGAGCTGGGCGACACAAACTTTTACCACAATTGACGATTTACTGAAGCTGGAAAGTGAGATAACACGTCT